AATTATACTAAACGTGGAGCGTTTAGATCGGAGAGGTGGAAATGGTAATACTCTATAAAGGAATACAAGAAGGAAAAGAAGTATATGAGTTGACTTGTGAAGATATATTTGTTGTTACAAAGTTTAATCCTAATTATTGTAAAGACCTTGATACTAAGAAGTCTTTGATTATTGATTCAATGCTCTCACATATTCGTAAAAATATAGATATACAGCTACCCTCTTGACTAAACCCTCCATATATGGTCATATTACTATTAAAGTGAGTTTACTATATAGGAAAACCACTATAGGAGGCACGTTGAATGGGAAGACCTAAAAAGATAAAACTGGATACTTTTGATATTGAACCCATTAGTAAAACTCAGATGCGTAGAGATGGGTGGTCGAATGTTGCCTCTGGTATGGGTACGTCTAAAGACAAAAGACGTTACACAAACTATGGATATACGAATGCTTTTCCCAAAGAACAGTTGGCTGATATTTATGCAGGAGAAGGGTTACTGTCACAAATCATAGATAAGAAAGTTGATGATATGACTCGTGAGTGGCTCACTGTCAATGATGATGAAGAGAAAGTATTTGCTAATGAGTTAGAGAGGTTGGATGCTGAGAGTGCTTTTAATTTAGCAAAAAAGTATGCCAGATTATTTGGTGGGTCTCTTATTTTTATTGGAGCATTAGATGGTGGGGCTACAGATCAGCCTTTAAATTTAAAAAGAATAAAAGATATCGAATATCTAAAAGTATATGATCTTTTAGATATAGACACAGGTGGGTCAGTATTTGTTACAGACCCTAAACGGCCTGATTTTGGTGATATAGAACGCTATAAAGTAAGGATACACGCAGGACAGTATTGGGGAGAAGCGATGTTACATAAGTCTCGTTGTATTCCTATTTTTGGTGTTCGTGTTCCTGAATCTGCTAAAACAGCAGGAAATACTATAGATCAGAGATATTGGGGTACTTCTATTATACCACGTTTATGGTCACCTATTCAGGATTTTATTGGAGCTTTTGGTTCTGTCTCTTCTATTCTTTATGAACTCGTTATTGGTAAATATAAGTTTGCTGACTTAGATGAAATGCTTGCACAGGGGAATGGAGAAGCTTTGAAGGTTCGTATGGAAGCAATAGATTTGACTAAAAGTACAATAAACGCAGTTATGCTTGGAACAGATGAAGACTACTCACGAGACTCGGCTTCTTTGGGTGGAATATCTGATATTCTTGATAGGTTCATGATGCTTGTATCTGCTGTTACAGGATACCCGGTAACACGGCTATTTGGTCGTTCTCCATCGGGTCTTAATGCAACAGGTGAGAATGATATTAAGAACTACTATGATGATGTTCGTCATGAACAGAAGACTCTTGGTCGAGCTATGAATACACTCTTATCTGTAATCTCAGCATATAAAAAACAAGCAGAAGTTCCTGGATTTACATGGAACAGTCTTATTCAGCTTACTCAGGAAGAGGATGCCAACTTTCGTAGAATTCAGGCAGAGACATATCGTACTCAGGCAGACGCAGATCAGCGTTATATTATGCAAGGAGTAGTGACTCCTGAACAGGTATATAAGATGAGATTTGAAGATACTCTCGGAGAAGACGACTTTACTGAAATGGAGTCTGATATTGACGGGCCAGATTTACCAGCAGATGAAGATGAGAAGGAGCCATCAGAAGAGGATGATAGAACGAAGAAAGAGGTAGAGTAATGGATGTAGGGAGTGCATTTAGTTTTAGGGAAATACTAAAAAGGAAAAGAAAGTATTTACGTTTTCGTCATAAGGGGAAGTATCGTATAATACCACTTAGGGCGGCATATCCTTTCTCTGCTGAGAAGAAGCTTAGGACTATTATAGAGGGAATAGCTCTTAAATTTTCTAAGCAATATAATGCGTGGTTTTTTAATCATGTAGAGATTTGGAAAGAAAGACAAAGACGATATGACTCTTGGGATTCTGAGATGGAATTCTTTTTAAGAGAACTTGAACAGGAGATGGAGTTATATTTTACTTCTTCAACTGAGTTTAATGTAAATGTGTCCAGACAAGTGGAAAGGGTGTCGTTGTTTATCTATGAACTGAATCGTAAAGAATTTGGTCGTCAGGTAGAACAAGTATTAAAAGAAGTCTATTATGGTTCTGATATGTGGTGGGAGGATATCAAAACACAATGGATAGCTGAATTTAAAGTACGAACGAAGAATCTCGCTACAAGTTTTATCACACACAATAGAGATATTGTATTAAAAGCAACACAGGAGGGGTGGTCATTTACAAAGTTAGAGGAACATATGAGACTATTGAATGAGTCCTTTACGAAGGCACGAGTAAACTTTATAGCTCGTGATCTGGTAGGCTCTCTCAATGGAATATTAGAACAGAACTTACAGCAGTCTATAGGAATTGATTATTATTTATGGTTTACTATGGCAGATGAAAGAGTACGTGGTAAACCAGGTGGGAAATATCCTAATGCTGTTCCAAGTCATTATGCTATGGATGGGAAGATATGTGATTGGAGAAATCCCTCCATATATTCAAAGAATGGAAAAGAATGGTTTCCACGAACTGCTCTTATGCCACAACAGCATCCTGGAAGAGATTGGGCATGCCGATGCACTGCTTCCCCGTATATGAATGCATTGGTGGATGAAGTGGATAAGTCAATAGAACAAGAGGAGAGTACAAATGCCTAAAATATCACAAGACCTTTTTAAATACATACAGGAACGTGCTGAGGACATTAAGTTTGGTACTATTACATTAGAGTTTAGTGAAACAGGGAACTTTATTCGTGTAATGGTTACGGAAGAGAAGAGGTTTACAAAATCGACTGACCCTGTTCCTAAAAAGTATCTTATATCGAAGACATTTAATAATGGGTAGATAAGTGGAAACAAATATTTTTGATTATCATACAGCATTACTATGGAAAGATGAAAACTTTGATATAGCTTCTCTTCGTACTACGGCTGGTGTTCCTGATCTTATAGCTTTAGATGGAACAGCAATACAAGTTCCAGCATTTGATGGTGGTACAAAAGTAGAATCTATTCAGGGGGTAAAAGAGTTAAATCATGATTATAAAGAAGGAACTCCTTTACGTTTTCACATTCATTGGATGCCTACTACTGCTGACGCAGGAACGGTAGCTTGGTATCTTACTTATTACATTCATTCAGGTGGTGTTAAAATAACAGGAACTTTACCTTTAGTAGCCACCGCAAGTGGAATAGCATGGAAGGAACAAAGGAATGATTTTGCTTCACTTGATTTAGGTGCATTAGGCAAAATAGGAACGCAGATTCATTTTTTGTTGTATCGTGACCCAACAACCGATACATATGCAAGTGATGGTGCAGTAGCCACATTTGGTTATCATTATCAAACAGATTACAGAGGTAGCATACAGATAGCATCTAAAACAGGAGTATTCCTATGAGTAAAGCAATGACACAAGTAGCATTCAATGAATATGGTATTATCTATGGTGAAAGAATATCTACAACAGGGAGTGCCACGAGTGATTCTTACCTATTACCAACGAATGAGATATACAGTATAGGGTGTACTGTATCAGGATTAGCAAATATAGATTTTACTTTTGATGACCCTGACTTGGTAACTCCTTTATGGTCAAGGTGGGATGGGTTATCGCAGATCAATAAATCTGCTCGTGCATGGAGGGTGGTATCCAGTGGGATTGCTGTAGCTAACATTGTCATAAAGAGTGTATACTTATGAGATTGGGTACTTGACAAAAGTTATACTATATAGTATATATACTATAGTTGATTGTCCTACTGAGATACAGAGGAAGCTTACCAAAGGCTTCCTCTTTTTTTATGGGAGTTGTTTATGAGTGTACGACTGAATAAGAAAGGAATGACTCAAGCAAAGAAGTTTATCCGAGAGGGTAAAGTTGATGCTGAACATGAGTTTACATTCTCAGTGGAAGAAGAGAACGCCATCTTAGGTGTAGATGGTAATAATTGGGAAGAATTCTCTAAGTACTTTATTGCTATAGATGATGAGTTTAATGAGAAGGATAAAGCTCATTTTAAATATCCTTACCGTAAGGGTGATGGGTGTAATAAAAAAGCATTGCAGGAGATTAAGAATATAGCAGGACGCAAAGACGAAATAGAAGTAGTCTCTGGTGTAGAGGAGTTGTTAGAAATGATGGAAACAAAAGAAGATCGTCTTGATCGCTACCATGTTGATGAGTTGGTTCCTGATTCTTGGATGACTTCCCCTTTTAAAAAGACCCCCGAAGGTTTTTTGAAAGGAAGAGCTATTGTAACGAATACTGGAGTTTTTATGTATGTCGATAATGTTGGTCGGCAGATAAGAGAACTTAGGTTGCCAGAAGAGGTTTTTTCCAGAGAGTCTTTAGATTCTTTGAAACTCAAACCTGTTACAAATGATCATCCGAGGACTCCTGTAGATACTTCTAACGTTAAAGACTTTCAGGTAGGAAGTCTTGGTGAAAATCCTTCTTCGACTACTCAGTGGAGTGGAGCAGTTAATATGGTCGATCTGACAGATGGATATCATCTTGCAGTTGATATGATCATAACTGATAAAGAAGCCATACAGGATGTAGAACTTGGTAAACGCGCTTTATCTTGTGGGTACACCTGTGATCTTGAGCCAGCAATACCTGGGGCAAGAGCATTAGGGATGGAATATGATTATATCCAAAGGAATATTAGATATAATCACGTAGCAATAGTGGACAAAGCTCGTGCAGGAGATGCCGCCAGAATACGGCTGGATTCCGCACAGAGTAATATTTTAATATCGTTCGAGGAGGACAATGTTATGGAGATGAAGAACATAACTCTCGATGGTGTTGAGTACAAAGCAGAAGCCGAAGTTTTGAAGAACTTGAATCAGACTAAGGAAACTGTTGTTGAACTTAATACTAAAATGGACGCTCTCGTGATTGAGAAGTCTAAGATCGAGGCAGAGCGTGACACACTGAAAGATCAGGTGGAAGCTCTCACGAAAGAGAATGCTGATGCTAAACAGAATAAAGTCGATGCTTCTGAGGTTGGCAAACTGGTTAAAGCACGGATGGCTCTTGTAAAAGTAGCAGAACAGATGAAGGTTGAAGTGAAAGATGAAATGTCTGACATTGAAATCATGAAAGCTGTTATTGTTACGAAGTTCCCCAACACGAAGCTTGACGAGAAGGATGCAGTTTACATTCAGGCTCGTTTTGATGGTGTTGTAGAACTGATTGCTACTGAGGCTTCAACGGTTGCCGATGCAGAAATTCGTGGGGTTAAAAATCCTGTTACGAATGAAACTGTAGCTGACTCTGTTGAAATGAAACGAAAAAAAATGATCGAAGATCAGAAGAAGGCATATCTTAATGCCAAGAAGGAGGACTAAATATGAGTGCTTATGGTGATATGACTGTTGCTAAAGCTGGACTCATCTACGGTCTGGATTATGAAGTCGAATCTTACGTTGTTCCTTCGGGGGTTACGTTCGACTTTGGTGACCCGGTTTTCGTAGACGCTGGTGATGAGAATACTGCTTACAAAGCGGATTCTACTGATGCTTCTCTTGTATTTAAAGGCGTTGCCATTATATCTCAGAGAAGTTTTGATTCTGCACAGGGTGACTATCCTGAATATGATTCCATTAACGTCATGGTTCGTGGAAAAGTGTGGGTTCCGGTTGTCTCTGGTGTTGTTTCTTGTGCTAATGCAAAGGCATACGTAGCGAATGTGATTGCGACTACCAGCGATTACGAGAAGTTCACGACTTCTGATTCTAATTCGTATGACTGTGGACATTACTTCCGAACTAATGCAACTGGCGGTCTGGCCGTGCTTGAAGTTCGTGGTATAAAGTAAGGAGGAGATAAATTATGCCCGATATTGTTAAAAAAGATTCTTTGAACCTTGACGCTAATGAATCAGTTTTCTTTGCAAGGGAACTTGAGTATGTCAAGGGAAGAACTTACGATGAGAAGTATAAGTTGCTGAAAGCCTTTTCTCTCATTCCGGTTAGTGGTGAGGCTCCGTCAGGGGCGACTGAAATCACTTGGAGAAGTTTTAAGCTCTACGGTATGGCGAAAGTCATTGCCGATTATGCCCACGACTTTCCCCGTGTGGATGTGTTCGGAGAAGAGAACACTATTAAGATCAAAGACCTGGGCGTAGCTTATGGATATTCTATCAAAGAAATCCGAAAAGCTATGATGGCTGGTGTTCCTCTTGATGCGAAACGTGCGCTTGCCGCTCGTAGAGCTATTGACGAGAAGATCAACAGTTTGGCTTGGAGTGGTGATTCCACCTATAATATTCAGGGCTTCCTCGGTTATCCTGGGATTACTGAATACACTGTTCCTGCAACTGGTACTGGCGTTACGAAAACGTGGAGTACAAAAACCGCAGATCAGATTCTTGTTGACCTGAACGGGATTGTCAATGCAATCGTCGAAGGAACCAATGGTATCGAAAGACCTAATACCATCCTTATGCCTATTGCACAGTACAATCTGATACGGAATACCCGTATTGGTTCTACGTCTGATAAGACGATCTACCAGTTCTTCGCTGAGAACAATCCTGACATCATGATTGACTGGCTTACTGAACTGAAAACGGCTGGTTCTGGTTCTACTGCACAGTTTGTTGCTTATTCTCGTGACCCTGAACATCTTTCTCTTGAAGTTCCAGTTGCTTTCGAGCAGTTTGAAGCTGATAAGAAAGGTATGGATTATGAGATTCCATGTCACGCAGAAACCGCAGGAATTATAGTTTATTACCCCGCCTCAGTCTGCTTTGGTGATGGGATATAAACTATTATACCCCTAAAGGATGGAAATGATATTTATGTGTAATATCATTATTGAAATGGCACTCTCCCTCCCCCTGAAAGCTGTTAGCTGGATGGGGGGAGGGTTTACTTTGATTTATAGGGAGATGTAAAATGATTGTAAAATGGAACGGAAAAGGGCTTTTAATGACGCCCATCGTAGAAATGGAAACGGAAGAACAGAGAACCAGAGGTGGAGTACCTATGGTTGGTGGAGAACGTCAGGTGCGTTTGATACCTGGTTACAACGAAGTAAAAGATGAAGATTGGGTTTTAATGAAATCTCAGTTGTTTAACCACATCAAAGAAAAAAAACTGGAATATTTTGCTTCTACCAAGAAGGACGAGACTACCGGAGAACTTGTTGAAAAGGGTGTAGCCCTTCGTAGACAAAATGTAAATAAAGCAAGAGAAATGGTCTTGGACTGTTTTTGTCTTGATTCACTTTTAGCTTGGCTAAAAGGTGGAGAAGGGTATGAAGCCGAAGATAGGTCTGATATCCGTGTTCTTATTGAAGAGCAGATGAATTCTATCAATGAAGGGAAACCTTCTCGTATGATAGATGAGGCTCGCAAATCGCTGAAATTAGAGAGGTAATACGATGACGCCCAATCAGTACATAGAACTTATGCTTCCTGCTATGTATGCAGAAACAGCTTTGTTAGATTTATATGTAGACTTGGCTGAGTCTATGACTGATCGGACGTATTTTAAATCAACTGTTGTTGATTATGCTGTAGCTCTTAGGGCTATGCATACTTATATGATAGATACTGATGCTTCCCGTTCTAATGGAGAAGCAGGACTTATCACAGGTAAGTCAGAAGGCAATGTAAGTATTCGTTATTGGAATAAAGTAGAAAAGGGTAGGTACTCTGATCTACAGATGACAAAGTTTGGACAAAGACTCTTGGCTCTTATTAAGGCTCAGGGGCCAGCAATAAATGTTGCCTATACGGGAACAGTGGTATTAGAGGATGGGCAGTAATGTGGATAAACAAAGTTCCAGTCGATGTGTGGAAGTATACAGTAGGCTCAGGGTTTGTTCCTGAAACATATGTTTACACTACTACAGTGAGTGGAACTTTTATGCCCTTATCTGGTGGAAGTTCAATAAGAAATAATCAAGCGTTTGCTGATGTAAAAAAATTGCTTGTATGTAATATTATATATAAAGGTGTTCTTACTGATAAGGATGAGGTTGAATATGATAATGAATGGTTCCGTGTAATAACAGTAGAGAACTATGAGAATATAATACCCCATGTTGAAATCTATCTTGGTGATAGTCAATGGAGGAGGACATAATGGCTAAAGACAAAAATGCATTAAAAAATATAACTGTAGTTATGGAAAGAGCAGTGTATGGTGCTTTAGCCGAAGTTGGAGAAGAGACAACCACTTTTTTGAAGAAGGCTATGAGAGAACCAGATGAGAATGGAAATATACGGTCTACTTCTGGTAAGTTAGAAGGTTCTTTTACGTATGGAACTATGGGAGTGGAATTTGCTCCTATATCATATAGCCGAGGAGCTACGACAGGAAATCCAGTATTAGCACGGTTAGGAAATGCCGCCGAAGTAGAAGATATCATAACTCCTGTTAAGACGAAGTATACTGTTAAGATAGGCACACGAGTTAAATATGCTAAATATGTTGATGGTGGTTCTGCTCCTCATGGTGGGGGTGGTGCTGGTGGAGATGAGTTTGTAGAGAACATGAGAGAATGGGGTGCTGATAAAGGACTTACTGAACAAGAACTGCAAGGTGTTATGAAGCATATTCAGTTGAATGGAACTAAGCCACATCCATTTATGGGTGGAGCTACTCTTACTGCTAAGAATGTAGCGAAGAAGACTTTTTCTCGTGCTTGGAATTCGGCGGCTAAAACTTTAAAACCAGTAGTTACTACTATAACAGTAAAAGGAACGAGGGCAACATGATAGAAAAGAGTATTTTAAATCATTTATTGTCCTCACCAACCGTGACAGGGGTAGTAAGTAATAAAATTTACCCATATCGAGCCGCCAGTAGTGCTATTATGCCGTGGGTAGTTGTTAAGCTCTCCCCTGGTGGAATACGCGAGAGAATGACTGAGAAGTTTACTCGGTGTGAAGATTCAGTAATGGTTTATGTGGATTCAGACAACTTTCTCACAGGAAGAACATTAGCTGAGAATTGCCTAAGAGCATTAGAGAACTTTAGAGGAGATATGTCTGACTCCGAAGATGTTCATTTAACTTGTTCGTCGATTAGAGATTTAGATGGGTACGGAGGCTCCTATAGATTTTTATTTGATGTTATGGCATTATATAAGGAAGTTACCACTTATCCTACGTAAAGGATGATAGGTGGATAAATCGGTACGTTGTGCCGATATATCTTAATTGAAGGAGAACAACTATGGCCGAAGAAAAAAGGCTGATAGGAGATGATGGAACTCTCTCACGAGGTTCGCTTGCCGCAGTTGCCGAAACTACCACCTTAACTGCGTTGAAGTGGTACAAGATTACTGCTAAAGCTGTTGCCGCTTCTAAGTTTGGAGACTTGGAAGTTGGGGATTTTTATTATGCTCCTGCTGAGATTACCCTTACATCGGGTGATGAAGCAAAACTCTTAACTCTTACTACAATGGTAGACCTTTCGGGGTGGAGTCTTGAGTTGTCTGGTGAAGAGGTTGATGTTACGGTGCTTGCTGACAAGTTCAAAAAGTATCGTAAGGGCAAACTGGATGCTACTGGTAATGCTACCTTTATCTTTATTAAAGGTGAAACAGATCAGGCAGACAATCTTGCTAATTACTTCTTTGATCATGTCGCTATTACTTCCTCTGGAACGGTTACGAAAACTGCGAAGAAAGAGAACACTCTGTACATAGTGGGTTATCTTGATGATACTTCCATCTCAGGGGAATCTGCTCTTGCCACTGTTATGGAAGTCGAATTCTATAACTTCCCGCTCAACATGAATATGTCTGAGGCAGTACAGATCGAAACTCCGTTCCGTCTGGCTGGTGATACTGACCCGATTCTGTATAGAATCACAAATGTCTAAGTGAATGAAGGGAGAGTAAATTTATGATTGTACAGGTTATGAACAAAAGCGAGTTTATACCGGAGTGGAATGAGAATAAGAAAGAGAACGATCCTATTGTCGTAGTACATAAGGTTCCAACGATGGCATTGCGTGAACAGCTTATTCCTAAACCCCGGCTTAAACTCGTAGTTGGTGCTGATGGAAAGTCCGAAGGTGGAGAAACTACTATTGAAGTAGACAACAGGAACTTGATTCAGTCTATGCTTATCAGTATTAAAGGGTTGTCCGTCAACATTGATGGAAAAGAAGTTGAGATAAAAACGGCTGGTGATCTTTTTGGAAAAGAGACACCTTCTATCCTCTCGGGTCTTGTCGATGAGATTGGAAGCTACTTTCAGAGTGTTCTGAATGAGAGGGTAGACTCAAAAAACTAAGGATTGCTTATCGGCTATACAGGGCTGGTAAGCATAACTACGTGCCAAAGAAGGGTCGTGAAAACGTCCCTCAAGTGGCAGTAGACGGAACTGTGGTTCGTGCATATGAGATACCCAATTATTGCACGAACGAATTCTTTAGGATATTTAGTTATTGGCAAATAACTAAATTGTTAGGGTGTCCAAACGGAAACGGTTGGGCTAACGAGGATGTAAATTTTGTGGAAGCTTACATGGCTTTTGAAGGAGAACAGAACAAAATGGAGTCCGAGGAAATGGAAAAACGAACTACGGAGATGAAAAGACAATCTGCTGGTAGAAAGGGACGGAGGGGGTAAATCCCCTCCTTTTTTAAAGGAGTACTTATGGCTATTGCAGAAGAACTGATTATCGTAATGAGGGCGCAAGTCGAAGGAGCATTGGCCCCTATTAGTAAGGTAGACAAAGAACTTACTAAGTTGAAAGGAACTGCAAAAAGTACTGTCTCTGAGACTTCTAAAATGGCTGCAGGAATAACTCGCTCAATGGTTCGTATGGGTATTCAGTTTGTAGGGTATAAAGCACTTATTGAAGGTATAAAATTCAACGCTTTCAAAGAACAATCTACTATAGCTTTTGGTGTTATGATGGGTAACGTAGACCAAGCTAAAGATAAGATGAAGGAGTTGTTAGATTACTCTTTGAAGGTTCCTCTTACATTTAAAGACACTATCGCCGCTTCCAGACAGTTACTTGCTTATGGATTTTCCGCAGGAGAACTTACTAAACAGTTAGATATGTTAGGAAACGTTGCTACAGCATTAGGACAACCACTTGGAGAAGTAGCATATGTATATGGTACGCTACGAGCGCAGGGTAAAGCCTATGCCAGAGACTTAATGCAGTTTGGTATGCGCGGTATACCTATATACGAAGAACTTGCTAAAGTTTTGAAGGTAGATGTGTCTGAGATATCAAAGCTTACTGAGAAAGGTAAAATAGGATTTAAAGAAGTCGAAATGGCTTTTAAAAATATGACTTCCGCAGGAGGAAGATTTGGTGGGATTATGCCAGCTATTATGCAATCTTTAACTGGACAATTTCAAGTGTTTAAAGGTGTAGGAGAAATAGCTCTTGGAGATTTAACTAAAGGAATCTCTGATATGCTCGTTCCTGCTTTAAAAGAACTTAATATGTGGTTGATTGAGAATCGAAAATCCTTTCAGGCTATAGGGTCTGTTTTAGGTTTTGTAGCCACTGGATTAAAAGAAGTAGTAAAAGCGGCGGTTATATTAGCTCCTTTGCTTGGTATTATTGTGGCGATGAAGCTTCCTGTTATATTAACAGCTATAGG